GGCAAGAGCTGAAGCAGTTGAAAGAGCAAAAAAGCAACAAACAAATTCGAGAGCGCTAAGAGCAAATGCAAGAAGAAGATCACCTACAACAACAACTTCACCTACAACAACAACTTCACCTAAACCTAAACGTCAAAAACCTTCATCAAAATAATAATAAAAAATGATATTTAAAATTATATAAATCAATAAGCACTTATAATTATTAATGGAACACCAACAAATACTCAAGGATGATTTTTGCTGGGATATATTGGATACTTACTTTACTAAAGGTAATAGTCCATTAGTCAAACATCAAATTGATAGTTATAATAAATTTATTAATACCACTTTACAGCAGATTATTTCCGGTTTTAATCCTATTAAGATTAATACCACAACTAAATCAGCTGAAATTGATAATAATATTCAAAAGATTTATATTAATGTATTACAACCGTCTTTGACTAAACCTATGTATCAATTACCCGATGGAACACAAACTGTAATGACTCCTTATATAGCACGAATGAATAATTTAACTTATTCGAGTTCTTTATATGTGAATGTTCATGTGGTTATTGAGGTTCTTAATGAGGAAGGCGTGGTTCAGAAATTAGACAAGTATGTTAATAATGTTTATATTGGAAAAATTCCCATTATGGTTCGTTCTAATTCATGTGTTCTTTATCAAATACCAGCTCTTGGTGATAATAACAATCAAGAATGTAGATATGACTTTGGCGGTTACTTTATCGTCAATGGTAATGAGAAAGTCCTTATAATGCAAGATAGAATCAATGAAAATGATACATTAGTATTTGCACCTAATAATAAAAATGATGGGGTTTATGCTGAAATTCGCTCTATGAGTGATAGCAGCTATTTGCCATCAAAAACTACCAGTATTAATATGGTTGGTAAAATGAATCACATGGGACGAAATATTCGTCTTAATACTTCATTTCTGCGAACCGAAGTACCAGTATTTATTATGTTTAGAGCTCTCGGTATCATTAGTGACAAAGAAATTATTGAACATATCGTTTATGATATTGACAATAAAGATAATAAGCGTATTATCTCACAATTGATGGCTTGCTGTGAAGATGCTGCTGATGTTCATACACAAGAACAGGCGGAGGAGTTTTTAATTAGAAATATGACTGGTATTAATAAGAATTCTCAAAATTCTGTTAAATTACTCAGAGATAATCTAATTAATGATTTCTTACCTCATGTCGGTAATAATTATAGACGTAAGGCTCTTTATTTGGGACACATGATTTTCAAAATGATTCGCATTTATCTTAAATATGATGATTATGATAATCGTGATTCTTATATGAATAAAAGAATTGACACGCCCGGTGTTCTTATGAGTAATTTATTTCGCCAATGTTATGGAAAAATGACAAAGGAGATTAAAGGACTCATTGAAAGAGAATTGAACTTGTGGAGAGCGAGTCATACTTGCATAACTACAGATATTATTAGTGATAATAATATTCATCGATTTTTCAAGCATTCTTTATTAGAATCTTGGTTAAAATATTCTCTTTCTACTGGAAATTGGGGCATTAAGAGTATTGGAAGTTTTCAAAATATTCGTCAAGGTGTTTCACAAGTTCTTAATCGTATGTCTTATGCCAGCACTTTATCGCATTTGCGAAGAATTAGCACTGCCATGGAGAAAAACGGAAAGTTAGTTCAACCGAGAAAATTAGATAATTCACAAATGAATATGATTTGTCCTGCTGAAACTCCTGAAGGGGCTTCTGTCGGATTAGTAAAGAACATTGCTTTAAGTACTAATATCTCTATTGCCATGAATAGCACACACATTCGAACTCTTTTGATTGAATTGGGCGTTAATATTTATGATGATAGTTATAGTTATGTTATTGAAAATAATGATAGATGGTTTATTGAAAGTGATACTATTAAGGAAACACGAGCTAAAATCTCTCATTTCTTAAAGGAAATGGGAAATCCAGCAAATGTTTATATTCAAATTAATGGTGATATCATTGGCTATCATACAAATCCTAATGAATTATATCAAACCCTTAAGCATTATAAAAGAAGTGGTGTTATTTATCCAATGACTGCCGTTATCTGGAATATTCTTAAACGAACTATTATAATTAGCACTGAAGCTGGTCGAATGTATAGACCACTCTTAATTGTCGATTATGATAATCTAAAGCAACAATCCGAATTAAGAATTATTAAGATTCTTAAAGAAAAAGGTTTGACATGGAATGAATATATTAAAGATAAGAGTTTTAATGATTTGATTTCTCCCAATAACGGAGAAGAAGGAGTCATCGAATATCTTGACTGTAATGAAATTAATCATTCAATGATTGCTATTAATTATCGAAAGATATATGAAATTACTAATGAAAAATTATTACCCATTCAATATACTAATTGTGAAATTCATGCGAGTCTTATGAATGGTATTCTTGGTGTAAATATTCCCTTTAGTGATCATAATCAATCGCCAAGAAATTGTTATCAATGTTTAAATGAAAATGAAAAGGTTATGTTAAGCAATGGTTCTATGAAACTTATTAAGGATGTTAGAGAAGGTGATGAAGTAATTTGCTTTAATCCTTCAACAATGACTAAAGATGTTTCGCGAGTTGTATATCGATATCATAGAATTACAACAAAGACTGTATTTAATATTAAAGTATTGTCTGGTAGAACTATCACAGCTACTTATGATCATAAGTTTATGACAAATCAAGGTTGGACTGAAGTCAAAAATCTTGATATTAATCATAAAATTGGGGTTATCATAAGTCCTGATTATATTGATAATTCAAATGGAATGATTAAAATGATGACTGCTAATATTGATAGAAATTTAGATAATTATCTAAAGTCAATTCAATTATCGCCTATTTATAATAATAACTATTATTCGCCCATTATTGCTCGGATGGTTGGTTATTATTTAAATAATAAACTACAATTCAAAAATGATGTTGATAAGACTGAATTTGAAAATGATGCAATTGCTATCGGTTTTAAAAATGGTATTATTGATATTCATTTGAGAATGATGTTAGATAATATTAGCAATAATTATAGAAATTGGGTTATTTATTCAAGTTCTTTAGTGAAGCGTGAATTTATTGCTGGTTTCTATGCAAATTTTAATGATAAGAATAAAGATATTATGAATGATATTAAGGTTCTTTTAAGTGAATTTGATGTAACATTTGATAATAAAGCTAAATTCTTTAATCTAATCGGTATTCGTTATGACTATAAACAATTAAATGAGATTGCTATTATTTATGAATATTATCAATATAAATTAGAGACATATAGAACTGATACGATTATTAAAAATTATTCATTAAAGGAATTTGCAGAAGTTATTGAAATTAAAGGAAATCTTATGTTTATTCCCTTTCAATCAAAAATGATTAATACTAATAATCATATTGCTGATATAACTATTGAAAAATCAGATTATCATAGTTTCATTGGTGGTAATGGATTTGCTGTAAGTAATTGTGCAATGGGAAAACAAGCCCTTGGTGTTTATGCAAGTAATTTTAATAATAGAACTGATACAATGGGTAATATTATTAATTATCCTCAAAAGTCAATTATTGCGACTCGACTATCTAAATACACATATAATCGTGAATTACCTTCAGGAGTAAATGCAATTGTTGCTATTATGACTCATACAGGATTTAATCAAGAAGATAGTGTAATGATTAATAAGTCGGCATTAGACAGAGGCTTATTCACAAGCACTTATTATAAAATCTTCAGAGACCAATGCACTAAAAACCATAGTTCAGGAGAAGAAGAGATCTTTATTAATGCTAAGAATTTATGCGAAGTTAAACCTTATTCATACGATAAATTAGGTGAAGATGGATTCGTTCCAAAGAATACTTATGTAGAAAATGGCGATATTATCGTTGGTAAGGTTATGCCACGAAAAGTAAATGGAAAAATTACTTATCAAGATAATAGCATTTCTATGAAATCAAATGATGATGGTTATATTGATATGAATTATACAGGAACCAATAGCGATGGTTATAAGTTCTGTAAAATTAGAATTAGAAAAAATAGAAAACCTGAAGTTGGTGATAAGGTCGCATGTTATACACCCGATCATCAATATTTAACAACTGATGGATGGGTAAATGTTAATGATATTACTATTGATCATCAGATTGCTTCAATGGTTGATGAAAAATTAGTATATCAAAAGCCTGTATTATTACATGAATATGATTATGATGGTAAAATGTATGAATTGAAAAGTAATCAAATTGATGCATTAGTTACTCCAAATCATCGAATGTATTATAGAAATGCTTATACTAAAGATTCCAAATATAAGATAAGTGAAGCAAGTGCGATTTATCATAGTAAATTTAAATGTAAAAAAAATGTTAATGGATGGGTTCCTGATTATTCAGGTGAAATCCCTGAATGTTTAATTATGAATGAAACTAAGACTGAGATAACACATTTCAAATTTAAAGGTTTCACTTATGATTGCGGAAAAGTAATTGATGATTTGATTATTGATATTGATAGTTGGATTACTTTGTATGGAATTTATGTTGCAGAAGGAAGTGTAAAGAAATGTTCAGTTAATATTGCAGCAAATAAACCAAGAGTTCAAGTAGCTATTAATGAAGTAATTGAAAAAACTCATATTAAAGTTGGAAAACATTTGAATGGAAAAGGAGAGCGTGTTTCATGGGATATTCAACAAGTTCAAATTGCACGATTTATTGGATTAGGTCATTATGCAATCAATAAATCTTTGCATCAATGGGTCTGGTTATTAAACAGAGAACAAGCTAAAAAACTCGTTTATGCTATGTGTTTAGGTGACGGAGGGCAAATGGAAAATGGAACATGGCGTTATTATACATCATCTGCAGAACTTGCGGATAATTTTCAAAGATTATGTCTTCACGCTGGTTATTCATGTAATAAATTACTTAAAACACCTAAAGGCACAAGAAACTATAGTTTAGAAAAATTAAATAATAGAGGAAAGGAATGTTATTTAAATGCTGATTATTGGGTATTGACTATTATTACAAGTCAAAATGAACAATTATTAATAAAAATAAAGTTTCAGAAAATCATGAAAAATTTAAAGACTTTAAATTTAATGATAATTGGGTTGATTATAAAGGAAAGGTTTATTGTTGCACATTGGGAATTGGTGAAGGGCTCGTTTATGTGCGTAGAAACGGTATAGTTTTCTGGTCAGGTAACAGCCGGGCTGCTCAGAAGGGCAGCACCGGAATGGTCTATGATCAAAAAGACATGCCATTTACTAAGGATGGAATCGTTCCAGACATTATAATTAATCCTCATGCTATCCCATCGAGAATGACAATGGCACAATTGATGGAATGTATTATGGGTAAAGTTGGATGTTTCGAGGGAGCTTATGGAGATGCTACACCATTTACAGAATGTACTGTTGAAGGAATTGCGAATAATTTAGAAAAGACAGGATTAGAGAAATACGGAAATGAGATAATGTATAATGCAAGAACTGGAGAACAAATTAAAACTGAGATTTTCATTGGCCCTACCTATTATCAAAGATTGAAACACATGGTAACTGATAAGATTCATTCAAGAGGTAGTAACGGACCGATTGTTATGCTTACTCGTCAATGTAGTGAAGGTCGGGCAAGAGGTGGTGGATTGCGATTAGGAGAAATGGAAAGAGACTGCTTTATCGGTCACGGTTCCGCATTATTCTTAAAAGAGAAGATGTTAGACTGTGCAGATAATTATCGAGTATTTATTTGTAAAGAATGTGGAATGATAGCTAATGTCAATCCAGAGAAAAATATTTATAAATGTATTCATTGTAAGAATGCGACTGATATAGTCCAAATTAGAATTCCTTATGCTTTTAAGTTATTGACACAGGAATTAAACACAATGAATGTTATTATGAGATACATTTGCGAATAATGAATTATCACTTATCATCACTTATTTTTATTTATTATCTACAATATTTTTTATTAACTGCGTAATATAGCCAATAAAACGGACCGAAAAATATATAAATAACTAAACCAACTACTTTATCAGACGTTGAACCACTTGAACCAAAACACATTATAGACATTAAAAATGCAGATAAACCAGCGACAATCCAAATTAATAAAAACACTAATAAAAATAAATCCATAACTTCTTTATATATACTTATATAGTTGATAATATTCTATTTTCTTTTCTGGTTTATTGATAGTATAATAATTTTCAGGTTTTTCACCTATTATTAAAATATTACAATAATTAAACAAATTAAATAATATAATAGGAGATTTAACAGCTCCTAATGTAAATGCTAAAGTAGAAAATGCAAGTCTTTCTGGAAATAAAAGTTTCGTTTCTTTATTTGAATCATCTCTGATAATTTTAATATTATAAGTATTATAATTAAAAACAGCAGCTTCCATTAATCCGCAACCAACCATTATTTTATTAATAATTGACAATTTCATTTTTATTTTTATTTTTATTTTTATTTATATAAATAATTGATAATACTTAAATAAATTAATATTTATATTTAGAATATAATTATAGATTTCTAATGACTAAAATATGTCCTCCAGAAAAAATATTAAATCCTATCACTAATCGATGTGTATTAAAAAGAGGGTTAATTGGAAAAAAGCTATTATTAGCACAGAAAATAAAGACACCTGAAATTGATTTAAAATTCCTTAAAAAGAAAAATCAATTAAATAATGCATTTCGTAAATATATAGATCCTAATATTCCCGATCTTCATTTTTCAGATATTGAAACTTTTTATATTAGTAATCCAAGAGATTGTAAATGGCGTAATAATTGGCTAATGAAACAAAATGATATTAATCATATTTGTGATGCATTTGCTTGTATTGGTGGTGATACCATTCAATTTATGAAACTTAAACCAAATGCTAAAATAGATGCAGTTCAATTAATTGGTGGTAGTAAATCATTAGAAGAAAGATTTGAGAGATTAAATTTAAATATTAAATTATGTTCTTTTTTAAATTCAAAAGTTACTACACACGCAACATCTATTGTTAATTTTATTATGGATGGCAAATGTAAAAATGTTGATTATCTTTATTGTGATCCGCCTTGGGCAGATATTCATGGTAGTTTATATGATTGCTTATCATTAGCAGCAGGTTTAGATCATAGTATTATTACACCTTTAAATTTAATGAAACAATATCCTAAATATATTTGTTTCAAAGTTCCTTTCCATTGGAAGAATTTTAATATGATATTAACTAATTTGCCAAATTATCATTTAAAAATTTCTGGTTCATTTCATTGGAATGGATATTGGATGCATATTATACAACGAAATAAAAATAAGAAAAATAAAAATAAGAAATAATAATAAGAAT